CTAATCCAGACTAAACCGCATGGTCTTTGATTGCACACCACCAACATAACCGGCACAATCAACACATCAACAACGGAGCAAGCAAATGAACACCATTCAACAAAAACTGAGTGCCGCAGTAGTCGAAAAGGCTGAAGTCTTCTTTGACTTTGTGCAGCGCGGCTTCTCTGTGCGCGATGCCTTCAACAAGACGATGGGGGACGGTGCTTATGAAGCCCTGGTGTCTGACCTGTACGACGAACTGCGCGCACGCGCCTAACTCAACACCCGGCCCCAAGGGGCCACAAGGAGCACACAATGCACGACCCAGTAGAATCCGACCTGCGCCGTTACCTAAAAGAGCTTGAGGAAGCTGACGCATACGATGAGCACATCGACAATCTGACCGACAAGAAGTGGGCAGAGATTGAGCAAGGCATGTACCTTCAACTGTCCTCGCCGCATTCGTGGGATGACGAATACCAAACATCACGCATCATTAATGGCGGCCCAGCAGAAAGCGCGTGCTGCTTTGATGATCTGATCCGAGAGCACTTGAAAAGCGAAAGATTCAGCCGCCTGCTTGCTGAGTTGATCGCATCACCGGCTGGGGCAAATGTAAGAACCGCACTGGTGCAACTGCACGCAGCATCACACGCCCACAACCTTGCGAAAGCAGAGGCAACCAATCCCGACTAACCCACAAGGTTATTCAACACAACAATCCTCAGTCTCGTTATGATTGAGGCGTCAACAACACAACGGAGAGTAAAAATGTTTGCAATCATCAAGACCAACGGCGCTAACGAAATCGCCATCCACATTCCTCCCCATGGAGCGGAAAAAACGCTTCCAGCTCTGGCCGCAATGCTTGAGCAGAACGCCACATTCATCAATCGCGGCTACTACGAAGCATCTGTCGTCAATCCTGAAATGCAGATTGTTTTGGGCAATACCTATATCGTTGACAGCGAAAAGCCAACGATTGAGATTGCCGTGTCTGGATCAGTTATCGGAGAAGACTTCGTTAGGGATACGCCAGAAGTTCGCGTCTCATTCAAGAAGGTCATCGAAAGCAAGGATAAGGAAATTGAGCGCCTCCGCACCGAATTGAGCATGGCGAAGATGGAGCGTGATCGCTTGCAAGACTCAATTAACGCCATGTCTTCCGATGAGTAAGGAGAACCCCATGAAAGACCCCCTCACCTACCGCCACCCCCGCACCACCATCGAAGCATTCGGCTGTGACGCCACTGAAGCACAAGCAGGCTGGCGCACCATCAACTGGACCCAGATCGCACTAGACGCCCTGAGCGTTGTTGTGGTTGGTGGCGTTCTGTCCGCTCTCGCTTTGGCATACTTTGACGTGTTGGTGAAATGACCCTCCGCCGACACACCAACAAAGGCACAAACCCAACAGACCAGCCACTAGGCCCAGGTGGCGTCACCAAGCACTGCATGACCTGCGATACCTGGCGTGCGCCAGGTGGGTTCAAGAAGAATCCGCGAACCAAGCTCATGGAATGCCCGCACTGTGTGGAGAAGCGCAAATGATCGAAGACACCCCCCTACACGAGCACCCACTGCCACACCCCAGCACTGACGACATGGTGACAAAGTGGCTCTACGACGAGCCACAAGGCCGCAGCCACAAACAGCCGTGGCAACCAGTCGCAATCAGCATCACAATCATCGCCATCATCTTTGGAATCATCCTGCTATGAACGCCGTTCCTTCCGTTTTCCATCTTGCACAAGCCCCGCGCTTTAACGTCGATGGCATCGACCCTGACCTGCTCAAGATCGAGCATGACAGCCCCGTCCATAGCGCACGCGCAGGCAAGAGCAAATACACGCCAGTCTTTGCCAAGCTCAAGATCGGCTCTGCCATCGTCTGCGAACCAAAAGAAGCCGGACGCATTGCGCAAACCCTGCGCAAATGGCTGGAAGCAACAGGCAAGCCATACAAGGTCAAGCAATCCGCGCACTGCCCTGATGGACATGGCCGCGTCTGGCTTCTCGCAAAATAAGCTATACTCCAACCAACCCCCACACTTGCACCACCTGCCTCCGGGTGGAACGTCGCGATGACGGCAAGTGTTGAGCGTAGCCCCGGCCTGCGTATTGTGGGGGAGCCGGGACCAATTCAACTAAACTAACCCGCTCCCCTGTGGGTCAGGAGCACAGTTCATGAAAGCCCCCGAAATCCTCACCCGTTCTGCCGAAATCATGGCAGAGCGTGCCAAACAGTATGACTCACCCGAAGGTGAGCGAAGCATGGGAAAAGCGGTAGCCGCGTTCAATGCCATCACCGGGCAATCACTGTCCGAGGCTAACGGGTGGCTTCTCATGGCTTTGCTCAAGATGGTGCGAGACAACACGACCGACAAGCCACACGAAGACAGCTTGCATGACCTTGTGGCTTATGGGGCGTTGTATGGGGAGGCGCGGTTGTCCATCAACCACAAGCAAGGCGCAAGTAAGCCTGAAAGTGATTGGATTGAGTGGCGAGGTGGGGAGTGCCCGGTTGGTGGAGATGTTCTTGTGGAAGTAAGGTTCCGCGACGGAGATGCAGGGAGTGGACGGGCCTCTGGTTTGTTTTTATGTTGGCTCAACAGAAACTGCGGAGCCGACATCATCGCCTACCGCATCGTGAAGTGATAGTATTGAGCAATGGGCCGTCCTAGCAAATTCACCGAAGCAATCGTAGATGAAATCTGCGAACGTCTTTCCAATGGGGAGACGTTGCGCAGTATTTGCCGGGACGAGCACATGCCGACATGGCGAACGGTTTACGATTGGTGCGACGCGAGCCCAGAAGTTTCTGCACGCATCGCACGCGCGCGCGAGGTTGGGTTTGATTCTATCGGAGAATCTACGCTAGACATTTCTGACCAAGATCCCGAGCGTGGGCCGGACGGAAAGATTGACGCCGCATGGTGGTCGAGGTGCGAGAGGAAACACGGTCAGTGGCTCAGAACGCTCGCTTGTGGGCAATGCTGGAAGACATCGCCCGCCAAGTCGATTGGTACGGGCAGAAGCTCACCAAGGATGAGTGGAAGGACGTTTTCAGCGCAGCCATGAAGCGCACAAAGGTAGTGCCAGGTCTGGATGGCGGATTTGTCGTCTGCGGCACGTTCGGCGTGCGTGTTGAGATTACAAGCCAAGGAGATTGATGGATGACGATTCGCAAAGGCAAGCCACTCCCCCTTGAGAAGCCCAGCAACATGCAGCGCGTCCTGCTTGCCGTATGCCACGGATGCCGAAACCGCAGAGAGGTGATGGAGGAAACCAAGTTGCAAGAGGGCCAGGTCAGGTCTGCGCTTCACAACCTGGTCTTCATTGGCATGCTACACCGTCACCGCGACGAGCACGGGCTAGCCATCTACATGACGCCGGGGCAGTGGCACAACCGCACGCCAGCGTGTTTCATCCGCGTTCCGAGCATCTTTCATGCACGCTTTACCGATGCGCAAGATTGACCCGTCGAACACCCGACAGGACTCGATATGAATGCACCCAAAACGGCCTTTAAAAAAGGCGAAAAAAGACCGAATCAGGGCAGACCCAAGGGATTGCCCAACAAGAACACCCAAGCGATTCGCGACATGATCGCTGAAGCCCTGGACAACCTCGGCGGGGTGTCCTACCTCATGGAGTGCGGAAGCGACCCGCGCACGAAAGCGGCGTTCCTGAGCCTCATCGGCAAGGTGATGCCCATTCAGGTGACAGGCAAGGATGACGGCCCGGTGCAGGTCACGCGCATTGAACTGGTGGCGATGAGTGGCGGCGACAAAGCAAATTGAACTGCCCGCCAAGCTGATCCCGGTATTCGCTGGCCCTGCTGACGTTCGCGGGGCTCACGGTGGCCGGGGGTCTGGGAAGACCCGCAGCTTTGCCACGATGATCTGCATCCGGGGCCGGATGTTCGGTGAGGCCGGACAGCCCGGGATTCTCCTGTGCGGTCGGCAGTTCATGAACTCGCTGGCTGATTCCTCTCTGGAGGAAATCAAGCGGGCGATTGAGGATGATGAATGGCTGTCCGAGTATTACGACATCGGGCAGAACTACGTGCGCAGCAAGGATGGGCGGATCGAGTTCATCTTTGCAGGCCTGGATCGCAACATCGCGTCGATCAAGTCGAAGGGGCGTATTCTCATTGCCTGGGTGGATGAGGCCGAACCCGTCACAGACGAGGCATGGAACACGCTGATCCCCACCCTGCGGGAAGAAGGCAGCGGCTGGAACGCGGAACTGTGGGTGACGTGGAACCCCAAGCGCAAAAAGGCGGCAGTGGAAAAGCGGTTTCGCTTTGCCAGCGACCCGCTCATCAAGGTGGTCGAACTCAACTGGCGCGACAACCCCAAATTCCCGGCGAAACTTGAGCGTGAGCGTCTGCGCGACAAGGCAGCCAACGAAGACCAGTACGACCACATATGGGAGGGCGACTACATCGGCACGGTGGTGGGTGCCTACTTCGCCAAGGCCATCACCAAGGCCAGGGAAGAACGCCGCATCGGCAGGGTTGGCCCGGATGAGCTGCTGACCTACAAAGCGTTCTGCGACATCGGCGGCACGGGTCAGAAGGCGGATGCGTTCACGATCTGGGTGGCACAGTTCGTGGGGCGAGAACCTCGGGTGCTCAAGTATTACGAGGCAGTTGGACAGCCCGCATCGGCGCACATGACCTGGCTGCGCGACAACGGCTTTGTGGGTGGAAACACGACGATCTGGCTACCTCACGACGGCGACAAGCAAGACGCGGTGTTTGACGTGTCATACCGCAAGGCTTTCGAGTCGGCCGGGTATGCTGTCGAGGTGGTGCCCAACCAGGGCAAGGGCGCGGCAATGTCTCGCGTCAAGTCTGCGCAGCGTGTGTGGCCATCCATCTACATGGACGAAGAAGGCTGCTCGGCAGGGCTTGAGGCCTTGGGCTGGTATCACGAGAAGCGCGACGAGAATCGCAACATCGGTCTAGGCCCAAATCACGATTGGGCATCACACGGAGCTGACTCGTTCGGCCTGATGTGCGTGGTGTTTGAGTCGGTGGGCCAGTCCAATCCGAACGTGGCACCCATCAAGTACAGGCGTAGCGCCCGAGTGGCCTGACGCTTTACCGCTGTGGATATTCCCCCGCAAGGAGTCTCCCACATGAGCCGAGAAGAACTGCAAGAGCTGATCCGCATGGTGTGCGCTGGGCGGCGCGACGCTGCCGACAAGCTGGCCGAACTGCTGCACCCGCTTCTGAGCAAGCCGGAAGACCAGCCCAAGACCACCAAACGCAAGGTGGTGGCCGAATGAGCAAGATGCAGGACGACGCCCTGCTGAAGCTGCTTCAAGACAAGGAAGACGCGGCGGGGAAGTACGTGTGGGGGGAATTGTCGCGCACGCGTGAGCAATCACTGCGCGAGTATTACCGCCAACCCTACGGCAACGAGCAAGAGGACTGGTCGCAGATCGTCGCCAGCGACGTGAACGACACGGTGGAATGGATTCTCCCCTCCCTGCTCAAAATCTTCACCAGCACCGACAAGGCCGTCAGCTTTGAGCCGTCCCGCGCCTCTGATGTACAGGGCGCCGAACAGGCAACCGACGCCTGCAACCACGTCTTCTACAAGCAGAACAATGGCTTTCTGATCCTCTACACCGCGCTCAAAGACGCCTTAACCGTGCAGAACTGCGCTGTCATGTGGCGCAAGGAGCAGAAAGAGGACGTTGTGAGCCTGCCATTCAAGGGCGCGTCCGATGAGATGCTGGCCCTGCTGATGGAGGAAGAAGGCGCAGAGATTCAAGACATCCGCACCGATGTGGTGATGGATGAAATGGGCCAGCCGATCCAGTTGCACACGGGCCGTCTCAAGCGCATCGAGCGGCGCAACATCGTCAAGGTCGAGGCATTCGACCCCAACAACCTGCTGATTGACTCCGAGTGGACTTCTCCGCTCTTGCAAGAATGCCCCTATGTCTGCCGGGTGATGGAAGTCACCATGTCCGACCTGAGACTGATGGGCTTGGATGCTGACGAAGCGGACCTGTCCGCGTCTGACCGCAACTTGATGCAGCGCGAAGTCGAGGATGAAGCATGGGAGGCCGACACCGACGACATCGACGCATCGCAAGAGGACGGCTATCTGCGCATCGAGTATGTGCTGGTGGACCGCGACGGCGACGGCATTGCCGAGCGCCTGGCCGTGTGGCGCTTGCAGGACAAGATTCTGAAGGTCGAGGAAGTCTCGCATGTGCCCATTGCGACGGCTTCGCCCATCCTGAACACGCATTCATGGGCCGGTCAGTCGATGGCTGAGGCTGTGAGCGACTTGCAGCGCCTGCACACGGAGCTGCTGCGTCAGACCCTGAACAACCTGTACCTGACCAACAATCCGCGCACGAAGGTGCTCACGGATGCGAACTGGTCGCCCCTTGCCAACATTGACGACCTGCTGGACTCTCGCCCCGGTGGCGTGATCCGCACGCGGGATGTGAACGCGGTGACGAGCGAGATTGTCCCGTTCGCCGCTGCTGCGTCCATGCCGATGCTGGAATACGTCCAGTCGATGCGCGAAAACCGCACCGGCGTGTCTCGCACCAGCATGGGCCTGAACCCCGACAGCCTGAACAACACGGCCACGGGACGCCAGATCGACATGACAGCCGCGCAGCAGCGCGTCGAGCTGATCGCCCGCATCTTTGCTGAGATTCTGGTCAAGCCGATTTTCCTGGGCATCCTCAAGACGCTCACCGAAGGCGGCATGGAGAAGATGGCCTTCCGCTTGCGTGACGAGTTCGTGGAGTACGACCCGAACGAATGGCGCGACCAGTACGACACGACCATCCATGTGGGTCTGGGGTCAGGCGACAAGATGGCGCAGCAGGCATCCCTGATGCAGATCATTGCGCTTCAGAAAGAGGGCATGGCGCTGGGGTTGGTCGAGCCCAAGCACATCTATCACAGCTTCTCAAAGATGATCGAGAACGCCGGGTTCAAGGACGTGCAGAGCTTTGCTGTTGATCCATCAACCCAACAGCCCAAGCCGCAGCAGCCACCTATTGAGTTGCAGATCGAGCAAATGAAGTTGCAAGCCGATCAGCAGAAGGTGCAGGCGCAAATGCAAGCTGACGTTCAGAAGTTCCAGGCCCAGATGCAGGCCAAGCTGCAAGAGACGCAGGCGAACCTTGAACTGCAAGCGGCCAACGATCAGCGAGACGGTGAGCGCGAGCAGATGAAGGCGCAGTACGAGGCGCAGATTGAGGCGCAGCGCATGGAATTCGACCGATGGAAGGCTGAGTTTGACGCTCAGACGAAGATTTACATCGAGGAAATGAAGCTGCGCGGCGCGCCATCTGGTGACGTTGTGCAGATCAAGGACGACATGCTGCGCGTCATGGATGGCTTGCAGGCCGTGATCCAACAGATGAACACACCAAAGGTCATCGTGCGCGATGCCACGGGGCGCGCTATCGGTGTTCGCACGTATCAGGAGGGATCTGATGGTTGAACTTGGTGGCGAAAAGGCCGAAGTGCGCTTTACCGTACAAATCACCAGAGCCGAAACTGGCAAGGTTGATGAAGTCGAGATGATTGGCTTCGTGGATGCAGACAAAATAAAGGAATTGACAAATGGCAGTGACTCACTCGACGGCGGCGCGTAACGCTGCAACGGATGCCGTAACGGCACTCATCGGCGCATCTGGCAAGTTGAAATTCCGCCTCGCTGGCACGGTGAGCGCGCCAGGCACTGCTGTGGCCACGCTGTCGCTGTCGGCTACGGCATTCGGTGCTGCATCAAGCGGCACGGCATCTGCCAATGCAATCGCCAGCGACACCAATGCGACAGGAAACGCCTCGCCAGTTGCGACTGCCACGCTTGAAACCAGTGGTGGCACGGTGGTTATCCACTGCGCGGTGGCTGCATCGGGCTCTGACATCAACATGGGTAACGGCCTGACGGTCGCTTCCGGCGACACCGTTTCATGCTCTGGGCTGACTTACACGGCACTGCAGGCTTAATCATGACGCTGCTTGACGAAATCAAAGCGAAGTGCTCGCCGGAGCTGTTGGCATCGCGGGACTCTGACGCCATCGCGGCGGCGGTGTCCGTTGGGCGCACCAGCATCGTGCCCAGCTTGGGCGGTATTGGCGCAGTGATGGAAACGCTGGGCGCGGTCGATGGCCCGGTGGTGCTGGATGCGCTGGACTCACTCAAAGCAACGCTGCCCGCCGTCAAGTGGGGTTGGGTGCTGTTGGAGCGCGGCGAGCTTGACTTTGGTTCCGTGGTCACGCGGCAACTGATCGACGGGCTGGTGATGGGCGGCGTGATGACCGAAGCCCAGGGGCTGGCGATCAAGTCGCTGGCTGAGCAACCAGACCCGGTGAGCGAATTTGATGTTCGTCGTGCCATTTGGGCAGACGATGGGAGCTATCTGGCATGACCACCACGACACTGACTAAGACGCCGCGCACCCTCATTGCAGCATCGACAAGCAATGCGGCAGGCTCATCCACACGCGGCACCGCTGACCTGCGCACGGCTCAGGGCGGGCTGCTGACTGTCAAGGTCACGAACGGCGCAACTGGCCCGACCGTGCCTGCAACAGTGAACATCCTCGTCGCTCACGACGCAGGCGCAACACCAACGGCGGGCGCAGCGGGCGCAGACTGGAAGACGATTTGGTCGTTTGCCTCATCCACCGGCAACAACGCCGTCACCGAGCAGTCAATCACCATTGACCCCGGAGTCATGCACTTGGAAGTCGAGGTGACTGGCAACACCGCTCAAGCCGTGACGTGCGAAGCCTTCCTGTCTGAAATCACGAGCGTTGCTACAGCATGATCCTGACGCGCAGCACCCGCCTGATCCAGCCGCAGGGGCCGGTTGAAATCTCGCCGGACTTCGGCGGGCGGGGCGTGGTGTATCTGCCAAACGTGCAGAGTGGGATCACGCGAGTCGCGGGAACAGTTGGACGGTCGCCATCGCCTCAGGGCATCTCAGCCGTTTACACGGCTGGCGCAGAAACCAAAATCGAGCGCCTGAACGGCAGTGCGCCAAACGGCGTCACCGAGTTTACGCAAATCGTGTACCTGACGCCGATTGCGGGCGGCGCAGTTAACGACCGGGGTGTTTTCGGGAACTGGAGCACGACCGGCGCGACTGGGTTTGTGCAGATCGTCCACCGGGCGCGTGATGCAGCGACAAACGGTCGATATTGCTGGGTCATGTCGTATGACCCGACCAGCGCTGCGGCTGGATCAAGCCTTCGCACCAGCGACTACTCGGCAACAGACAACGTGCCGGCGGTGTTGATTGCGACGGTCAAGAATAACACCCTCAGCCTGTACCTGAACGGCACAAAACACAGCAGCGTTGCAGTCACGGCATCGGCAATGTCCAGCCAGGCTGATTTGCAAATCGGCAACTACTACGACAATACGTCTAGTAGAAGGCTGGCCGCCAACGTCCATTTGGCCGCGTTCCTCCCTCGCGGATTGGGTGATGCCGAGGTGGCCGCACTATCCCGCAACCCCTGGCAACTGTTCCGACCAGTCCAGCGCCGCGTGTATTTCGACATGGGGGCGGGTGGTGGCGGCGAGCCGGCGACGCACGACACAAGCGGTGCCATCACATCATTGCCTGCGGAACTGTCAGGGGCGGCAGAAAGAACGCGTCAGCACGACACGTCGGCAGAGCTTGCTGGTGCTGGCTCTGTGGTGTCCGCCACTGCACGGCGCAACGTCACTCTGGGCAGCTCTGGCGCATTGTCGGTCGGGTTGGCTGTCGTCACTGCAAGCGCATCACACACCGCTGGCCACGCTGAGCACTCGACAAGCGGCACTGTGGCAGCTCCTGGGGCGTCGCTTTCTGGGTCTGCCTCGCGTGTCCCGGCTCCTGCCACTCATGACACATCCGGCGATCTGGGTGGCATGGGGGCTGTCATTGATGGGCAGGCTCAAGGCCCGCAAACTGGATCGATGCGCCCAGGCTTTGAGATGTCATCTCGAAAGGTGTACATCAAGCGCGGCAAGCGTATCCATATCTTCGATACGGTGGAGGATGCTGACGAGTGGCTAGAGGCTGAAGACAAAGCCCGCCAGGTTGTCAACGCTGCCAAACCAAAGCCCCAAGCGAAGGCGAAGGTATTCAAGGCGCTGGACGAGGCTATCCCGCATGAAGTCGTTCGCCTGGATGTCGTTCGTGCAATGGTGGATTACCTTGGCATTCCGGTGGAGATGCCCACGCTTGAGGCGCGTCAGGATTGGGCCGAGGTGGCGCGCGTGGCGCTGATGGCACGCCAAATGCAGGACGAAGAAGACATTGAACTGTTGCTTGCGGCCTGACGCTTTACCTCTGAGCACACTGCGCACATGACCGAGCAACAGCAAGTTCAACGCGCACGCGAAGCATCCCTTGTGCTCGATAACCCGGCCTATCAGGAGGCGATGAGCCAACTAAAGGCCCAGGTGATCGCGCAGTGGAAGGAGTGCCCCGTGCGTGACCGTGAGGGGCAGTTGCTGCTTCTCCAGCTTGCCAAGCTCACAGACAAGTTCGAAGCGATGCTGACCGGCATGGTGGAGACGGGGAAACTCGCTCAACACCGCATTGATCTGGATCGTGAGCGTAACGAGAGCAAGGCGAGCCGCTTTCTGCGCAAGGTGAGTTAAGGCGATCACCCGCCATTTTGCGAACGCAGCGATGCGCCGCGCTACCGCCCTGGTGACTTGAGGGCGCAGCAAAGACTTGAGAGAGAGCGACATGAGCGGACACGCAGACACTGCACCCGATTCACTGAGCGATTTGGCTTCATTCCTTGGCGACACTCCCGGCGCGGAATCGCCTGACGAGGACATGGAGCACGATGAATCCGACGATTCCACCGCCGAGGGCGACACGGAAGCCGAGGAAAGCGACGGACAGGAAGAGTCTGATGACGATGAGTCTGATGACGAAGAAGCCGAAGACACGCCTGCACCCGAGCGCAAATTGAAAGTCACCGTCAAAGGTGATGACGGCACGGATCAGGAAATCGAGGTTGACGAAGCCGAGGTTGTGAAGGGCTACCAGCGACAAGCGGACTACACCCGCAAAACGCAGGAACTTGCACAACGAGAGCATCAAGCCGTCGAAATCCTGAAAGCGAAACATGACGAGTTCGCGCAAGACTACCTGTCGAAAGCGGAAGCCAGTCGGGCCGCAATCGTGCAGCTTGCAGGACTCAAGGGTGAGGACGAGATGGCGCAGCTTGCGCAATCCGACCCTGCCGCGTGGGTAGCAGAAAACCAGCGCCGCCAATCTATCGTGGCTGTCCTGGGTCATCTGGATCAGCAGATTTCCGCCGAGCGTCAAGAGATTGAGCGTCGGCAGGCTGAAGCGATGCAGCAAGCCCGTTCGGAGATGTTCCAGCGCACCTGGGCAGAACTCCAGAAGGACGGAATTGACCGCGAGAAGCTGGCGAAAGCGTATTCAGACGTGAGCAAGGCATACGGGTTTTCCGGCGATGAGCTGGCCCAGGTGCTTGACCACCGTCAGGTGCGCGTGATGCTGGACGCGCTGGCATACCGTCAACTGAAGGAGCAGAAAGCTGTCGTTCAGAAGAAGGTGGATGCCGCGCCCAAGCTGCCCCAAAAAGCTACACCGACTGTCAAAGACCGCAAGAGTCAACAGCTGGAAGGCCGCTTTAAGGGCGGACGAGCCAAGCTCAACGACCTTGCTTCCTATTTGCGCTAACAGGAGCATGAATCATGACTGTGCCAACCAATTTGTATCAGAAAGCCTCTCTCAAGGGCGACCGTGAAGACCTGATCGACAAGATCTATAACACCAGCCCGACCGAAACCCCGGTGCTGTCTGCCGTGGGCCGCGTGAGCGCCACCAACACGTACCACGAATGGCAACGCGACGCCCTGGCGACCGCCGATAAGGACAACGCGCTGATCGACGGCGACGATGTGACCCTGGACGCGCAGACCGCGACCGAGCGTGTGGGCAACTACATGCAGATCTTTGCGAAGAAGCCCGGCGTGTCCCGCCGTGCCAACATCGTCAAGAAGGCCGGTCGTGGCTCTGAGCTGGCTTACATCAAGGCCAAGTCGATGCTGGAAATCAAGCGCGACATCGAGGCCATGATTGTTTCGGCCAACCCGGCTGTGGCCCCCACCACTTCGGTGGCGGGCAAGTCCGGTGGCCTGGGTGTGCAGAACAACGCCAACACCGAGCATGGTGCGGGCGGTTCGACTGCCGCATGGACCTCTGGCGCACCGACCGCGGCCCCGACCCCTGGCACGGGCCGCGCCTTCACTGAGACGCTGCTGAAGGCTGCTGTCCAGAAGACCTACATTGCCTCGGGTGAAGTCCCGCGCATGGTCATCATGAGCCCGAACCACAAGGGCGTTTTCTCTGGCTTCGCTGGTATCGCTGTAAACCGATATCAGGTGAGCAAGAAGGAACAGGGCCGCATCATCGGCGGTGCTGACGTGTATATGTCGGACTTCGGTGAGTTGGAAATCGTCCCTCACTATCTGATGGCTGGCAGCACTGACGTGCATCTGGTCAACACCGACTATGTGGAAGTTGCCTATCTGGACGGCTTCCGCACCGAAGAACTCGGAAAGTCGGGCGACTCTGAGCGCGTGCTGGTGACGGCTGACTGCGGCCTGGCTGTGCGTGCGCCGAAGGCTTTGGCGAAGGTGGCCGATCTGACGGGCGGCTAATCCAGCGTCACGCCACAGGAGGGGGCTTCGGCCCCCTTTTCTTTTGCGCTTTACCCGCTTGGATGATCGTGGCATCACATCCAACGCGAGCACGCGCCGATGACGCCATCTGAATCATTCACGCTTGACGAGGGAACCGACCAGTACGGTGTTCACACCCGCCTGATCTATCAGGGCGACGAGGTGATCAAGCACACCTCGCAGGACTGCGCCCCGATCCTTGAGTTTGCCAAGGAGAAGCGTAACGCCACAGCCGGGGAGCGATGGGGCGAAATGCGCCACGTCGCCACGATCCCGATGCACATCTACGCCGACATTTTGCAGATTCAAGACCAGAACGAGCGCAAGAAGCGCGTTCGTGAGTACGTGCAGGCGAACCCGGCCTTTGCCACCTTTGACGCGTACCTCAAGCGATGAACTACACCGACCTCAACGCCGAGGTGGCGCGGTATCTGCACCGCACCGACCTGACAAGCCAGATCCCCACGTTCATCGGCATGGCTGAGGCTGCGCTTTTTCGTGAACTGAACATCCGCGACTTGCAGGCCACGGCCACGCTGACGATTGCCGGTGAGTTCGCATCCCTGCCTGTGGACTTCGGCACGCTGGTCAAGCTGGAAGGCGTGGTTGGCGGAACGACCTACGCGCTGGACTACCAAAGCAAGCCAGAGCGCAACGCAGACCCAAGCGCATCGCCTTCGGTCTACGCTTTCGAGTCTGGGCAGATTCGCGTCTATGGGGCTGGTGACAGCACCACGTACACGCTCTATTACACGCCCAAGGTCGAAGCCTTGAGCGCAACCAATGCCGACAACTGGTTGTCCGTCAATGCGCCTGACTTGTACCTGTTCGCATCCTGCCTTGAGGGGGCCAAGTACATCCGGGCAGGTGATCTGGCTCAGGCTCTGACGGTGATGGTTGCCGAGAAGCTGGAGGCCGTGCGCCGCTTCATCGAGCGCAAGACCCTGCCGAGCAACTCCGGGTTGCAGATCAAGGTGCGCCGTGGATAAGCTGCTTGGATTCGCCCCTGATGCCGAGCCAACTGCTCCCGGTGTGCTACGCGAATGCGTGAACCTGATCCCAGCAGAAAACGGGATGCAAAGCGCACCGTCTCCGGTCAACCCGGCAGACGTGCCGCCCATCGCAGATGTGTGCCGTGGTGCGGCGGTCATCACGCAACTGGACGACGAGCGGCGCATGTTCGCGGGTACGGATGCGAACCTGTATGAGCTGGTTGCCGGGGTGTGGACCACGGTCGGAAGTGGCTACACGGGTGGGCCGGATGTGCGCTGGCAGTTTGCGCAGTTTGGCGAAACCACGCTGGCGGCCAATCAAGTCGATCCAATTCAGCGGTCAACGGGTGGCGCTTTCACTGCCATCATTGGTGCCCCAAAGGCCCGAGTTATTTTCTCTGTTGGCGCGTTTGTCATGGCGATGAACACCAACGACACAGGATTTGGCCTGAACCCTGATCGGTGGTGGTGCTCGGCTGTCTTCGATGACTCCGACTGGACGCCATCCACTGCAACGCAGTGCGCGACTGGCCGTCTTGTCAGCACGCCAGGGCGCATCACGGCGGGAGGCCGGATGGGTGACTATGCCGTCGCCTACAAAGAGCGGGCTATCTACATCGGTCAGTACATTGGCGCGCCTGCCGTGTGGGACTGGCAGCAAATCCCCGGCGGTGACGCTGGATGCGTCGGGCAAGAGGCCTGGTGTGATGTGGGCGGCGCCCACTTCGTCGTGGGATACGAAAACTTCTGGCTGTTCGACGGCGTGCGCGCTACACCAGTAGGAGGTGGGCAGGTTCGGCAATGGTTCTTTGACAACTCAGACCCAGTGTACCGATACCGAACCCGGTGCGTATTCGACCGTCAGAACAACCGTGTCTGGGTGTTCTTCGCAGGCAATGGCTACGAGCACCCCAACACGGCGCTCGTTTATCACATGCTGTCAAAGCAATGGGGGTTGGTTGATTGGCAGGCGGAAGCGGTGTTGAACTACTTCGCGGCGACGCCCTACACGATGGACACGCTGAGTACGCTATCTCCAACGTATGCGGGCCTGCCTGACGTGTCGTTTGACTCGCAATTTTGGTGGGCTGGCGGGCAGGTGGTGGCCGGGTTTAATGCCTCGCACCAGTTGCAGGCGTTCGTGGGGGCGTCAGGCTCAAGTGGATTCACGACATGGTTCATGGGCGACGATGACCTGTACAGCTTGCTGACGAAGATCAGGATTCGATTCCTTCCGGGGCGCAGGCCAGACACGGCAGTGGCTCAAACGGCCAATGGCCCGAGCATGACCGAAATGTCGCTGGGTTCTAGCTCATCGATCAACGATGGCAAGTTTGACGTGCTCGACTCGGGCCGATGGCATCAGGTCACGATCAACTTCACCGGCACGCATCAGGCCACGGCGATCGGAGTCACTTTGGTTCAAGAGGGCGACCGATGAAGATCGGAACGTGGATCAATGCGCGGCTCGATCCAGACCTGGGCCGGTGGATGCGTGATGTGGCGCAGCAAGTCAATGCGCTGTCAGAGGGCAAGGCCGTAGCGCTTTACCAGGCCGGATCATCAGCCCCAACGACAGGCACCTTTGCGCAGGGTGATTTCGTCGCCAACAACACCCCCTCAGAGCTGGGGACTGCTGGAGCGAAATACGTCATTGACGGCTGGAAATGCGTCTCTGGCGGGACTCCCGGCACATGGGTTCAGTGTCGCTACCTGACAGGCGGCTGATGCAACTCACACCAATTCCATCATCACACATCGACATCGCATGGCGCGATGGCGCGTCCTGTCTCGCTGAGGCGTGCGACACGTCAGGTGGGGAAATCACGGGCGATCAACTCAAGCTGATTTTGTCGCGTGGGGAGCGCACCCTGATCCGCATGGATGCCGTTGACGGCGTGCGCGGCTGGGGCGTGGTTCGGGTGGATCAACTGCCCAATGTTCGCGTTCTGTTCGTGACTGATCTGGTGGCGCACAACGGCAAGTTTCAAACGTTCTTTGCTGCCATCAAAGACATGGCGAGGTCGCTGGGTTGCTCAAAGGTTCGCTGTGCGGCAGGGCAAGCGCAAGAGCGCCTGTATTCGATGAAATGCGGCTTCAAGCCGGTGTATCAAATTCTTGAGGTGGACGCATGAGTATCAGCAGACGTGATCTGTACGCAGCCGGTGAGCCTTTCGGCGCAGGCTGCACACGCATGGATGGCGGGCGGCGCATCTATGGCGGCGGCGGTGGTGGCGATAGCAAATCAACAACCACCCCGATGATTGCAGAGGAATTCAAGCCTCTGGCGAACCTGTACACGCAGCAGGCCACCCAGCTTGCGAATACCCCGTGGCAAGCCTACGGCGGGCAGCGTTACGCCGACCTGAACAATACGCAGCAGGCTGGCATCGGCATGGTGCAGGACCGGGCCATGAATGGCTCGGCCACGATGGGTAACGCAGAGTCGAACCTGAATCAGTTCATTCAGGGCGGAAACACGAACCCATATCTGGATTCGATGGTGCAGAAGGCGCAGGACTCGGTGAAGTCCAACTTCAACACCTCGGCTGTCAACTCTGGATCGTTCGGCAACTCTGGCCTTCAGCAGCAGTACGCGGCGGGCCTCACCGACGTGGCAACGCAGATGTACGGCAACGCCTACAACACCGACCAAGCCAACCGGATGCAAGCCATCGGCATGGCCCCGACCTTCGGCAATGCGGCCTACCAAGACGCGGGCCAGTTGCTCAACGCTGGCAACTTGCAGCAGCAGCAGGTCCAGAACAATCTGGACTTCGGTTATCAGCAGTATCAAGACGCGCAAAACACGCCTTACAAAAAGCTCCAGACCATCGGCGGCGTCGTCGGTCAGGCGCAGGGCAGCACGTCAACCACCAGCGGCGGGGGTAAGTGATGGATATCGTTGCAGCCGAGCGCAAGACTGACGTTCAGGCCATGACGGATCGCGCTCGCATCCTTGCTATTCAGGCAGAGTGCCAATCCCTTCCGGACGGTGATCGCATGGACGAGTCCCCGCCTATTAAGCACTGGACAGCTCCGGGCGTGTACTGCCGAGAGATTCACCTTAAGGGGGATACGTTGGTGGTGGGGCGCATCCATCGACACCGGCACATGAATATCATATCCAAAGGGCGCGTGACGGTGTTTACCGAGTTCGGACTTGAGGAAATCACAGCTCCGGCCAGCTTCATTTCTGAGGCAGGCACAAAGCGAGTTGTGCATTCGCACGAAGACACCATTTGGATGACGATTCACCCGAACCCAGATGATGAGCTCGATGTAAGTGTACTGGAAGATCTGTACACAGCATCGGATTACGCCGAGCTTGGGATGCTTGTTGGCGAATGCCCGGAGGAATTGGAATGACGTATTGGGTTGCTGGCGCTGCTGCGGTTGGCGCGTTGATGGATCGCAAAAAGCCATTACGAGGCGCGCTCATTGGAGCTGGAACAGCTATGACGGGCGGGGCTTTGGCGGGCGGGGCTGCTGCCGGTGGTGGCGTCGCAACCGAAGGCGGGGCCGGGTCAACCGCTGCCACGGCAGGCTCGGCAACCGGTGTGACGGGTGCCGGAGCGGGCTCGTCCCGCAGCGCCACCGGAGCCAGCTCGCGCGGCTTTCTGTCGGGTCTGGGTGGTTTTGTACTGGCGATCTTTGCCGGTGCGGGTGTCGGTTCCGGCATCGCCGCCGATGGCGGACTGGGTGCAACCGGTGGCGCCGGCGGCGGAGTCGGGCGCTCGATCATCGGGATCGGCGCCGCCCGCCAGTTTTGCAGGAAGATGTAGACCACGAGCGCCACCAGGATGAACGCATCCGGCGTGGCATCCACCTCTCCATCAACGGCATCGCCGCAGGGCTGCGCAACAGCGGCTGAAACCAGCAGACTTCCGAATGCCGCCGCAAACCGGCTCAAGCATAAGAAATCCCCGCTGGCGCGTTAATGCCGTTCAGTTAGCACTGAACGGCATTTTCATTTCAAGGAATCGAGCAGGAAATCTGGAACGCACGGATCGCTTACAACCTGGTCCGCCTGGAGATGGCCAAAGCGGCTACGGGGTGGCAAAGGTCGAAGCGACCGCTCTGATCAGGACTTGCGGCGACGTATCATGACCAACGTGGAAAGACCCAAGCCTGCGAGCACCATGCTGGCAGGCTCGGGGACGGTTCCACCACCGCCCGTACCGCCACTGCCCGCCAGGCAGATGATGTCTTGCAGTTGCTGGTCGACGGTGACGTCGGTCAGCGGGCCGGAGATGTACGCACCGCCGGTGTCGGCGAAGGTGTAACCACCCCCCGAACCGCCCGTGGCCATTGTTCGGAACAGGTCAGGGACACCCGCAAAGGGGTCGTCAGCCACCCACGAAAAGAGGAACACACCCTTGCTCTTGGCAGCCTGATTGGCAACGTAAGCGGCGTCCCAATCACTCTGATTCACCGGCGACCCGTTTTCCGTGCCCTCATCACCGATCGTCACCACCGCCCAGTAGTTCTTTTGGCCAGGAGCAGCATCCGTGGCCCAGTCATAATAATTGACCAGATCGGTCACGGCCGGGCCACTGTCTTCGGAGCTGTTGCTGATCGGCGTGCCCCCCTTGTCCAGCACGTAGTTCCTGACCGTCTCATTGAATATGCCGCTGGTGCCAGTGATGCCCATGAAACGGGCACGCACATAGCAATCAGTGGTCGGACAGCTCAGATTCTCGATGACATTCCGTGCCTTTGCACCGATAGAACTGATGTCATCCGCCATGCTGCTGCTGGTATCGATCGCAAAGACAATATCCAGAATGCTGCTGGCCGAGGCCAGATTGGCGGCATCACCACCAATCACCAATGTGGCGTTGGCATTACAGGCTATCCCCAAGAGCGCTGGGGCGAGCAAGCCTTTAAGGAAGAGACGTTTGCTCATCGCTAATTTCTCCTTTTATGAAAGACAAAGAAAACAACAAAAATACGATTAGCAAAACCCGTACCGTCAATGAACAAAGAATTTAAGTTATTGAATTTTATAAATTTTAAAAATTTGAAAACTCCAAAAATAGAACCTCACACAGGCGGCTGTCAATTTCTCCGACGCTCTCGCCGCATGCCATCCGCGCAGAACCCACAAGTCCTTGCACCACACTCCCGGCGCAGGCTCGCGACGATCGACAAGGTGCAACACAGCCGGTGCAGGCTTGGCCTTGCA